CGTTTCATAGACATAATAAACTCACCATCACCTCTTAAATCAGCAAGTCCTGTTGTCTGACCCAAAGCACTTTGTCTAGCAGATATATCAAAATCACCAGATTGAATGTATGCATCAATTGATGTTGTACCAGAACTATTGACTTGATCGGTTCCGGTTTCATGAGCATAGTAAGTTGATGCACCATAGGTTGCTGTAATACCTTGTATTGGAAAATTAGGTATAGCCGTTGTATCATATTCAGTTGCATATGGTAAATCAAATACACCTGTATCAATGTAAGAAGTTCTAGCTAATGATGATGTTGTCCAGCAGTTTTCTCCGTAGTTATAGGTAACACATCTATTAATTTGATCAGATCCTGATTTTGCATAAAACCAATTTACTTCATTATATAAAGTATTATGTTCTGCGTAAACAATTTGGGATGCATTGTAATTTAAACCTAGATTATCTCCTGTAGTTGTAAATACAAAGTCTTCAACTAAACAAGGTAGGGATTTAACTGTACCATCAAACATAAAAAATCCACCTTCACCTGACATCCAAAAGACAACACCATTAGAATAAGTGAGTGCATGTTGACCAATCAACCCACAGTTTGTACCAACTTGTCTAACACTAAATGTAAAAGGTGGACCAACAAATTGAATTACATAAGCAGATGAATCCGTTAATACTAATGTATAATCTTTACCAGATACTGCTCCTACAATTTCATTTCCTTTATCGACCCTAAATGTTCCAGCAGTATTGGTTGCTGTTGGAGCATAAGTGTTAAAATCTTCTTGATTTGAAAATCTAATAAACATTGGATCTTGAGTCGTTGGATCACCAATAGTTGTCTCCGTTCCAAAATGAAATAAGTGTCTATCTCTATCAGATACTTGTGTTAATCTTGATGCAGTAGGTGCACCGCTCATAACTGTTGCTCTAATAGTTCTCGCATTAGATGCTCCTGCATCCCAAGTAAATGTTTTACCATTATGGATAGTTGCAACAAGTATTTGACCAAAGTTATCTAGACTCCAGAGCCCTGGATCCAGAACCACGTCACTGGTTGCACTTTCAGTACCCCATGTACCTGAACTCCATGTATCTGTACCCCAACCAAAACCTGCAGTTTGAAATGTCGGACCCACAACTATATAAGGATCTATTTGTGCAGACCCTGTTCCAGAAGTCGTGCCTGCTGAATTAGATGGCATAATAATCTCAAACGTGTTTGCAGTTTTATTTAAAACCTCAAAAGTATTATCTTCAAAATCAGATGTTGCATAACCCGAGCCTGTTGGAACCGTAACAGATGAAAATGTTACATACCTTCCATCTAATAATCCATGTGCTGTTTTATTTACAGTAACTGTAGCAGAACCAGATGTTGCATCAAAATTGGCTCCAGTGATTGCTGTATCTAAAGGTGTGATGTCAAAAAACTCTTCTTCATAATATAAAAATAAACCTTGTGATGTACCAATTGCTGCATATTTTTCGCCGGCTAAAGATGTCCACGAATGTTGCGCACGCGCTACGCCGGGTAATGTTAAACTTGAAGTCGTAAGTTGATTCCAACCTCCTATTTTTTCAGGTAATCCATATCTAAATCTAACAAAATCGCCATCTACCCATTGAGATTCAGCTCCTGAATCCGTAACCATTTTGTTAAAACCAGGCTTGAAATTTAATTTTTGTAGCATATAGTGGATTATATATTAGTTTTTTATAGATTGAAAGTAGCAAAATGATTAGTTTTTTGAATAAAGATAACCCGTTAGCAGAGGAAAAAAATTCCATATCTATTACTTATCCAAGAACAGTAAATATAATATTCGGACATTATTCCTACCCCGATATTATTCATAATTTTATTATAGATATAAAAAATAATCTAGATCCAAATATGAAAAATTACACTAATGTAAAAGGTGGAATGACGGATTGGTATTATTTTTTAGAAAAAAAACAATTTATAGACTTTATGACTTATGTTATAAATAAACATCAAACAACTCATGCTGATATATTTAAACATTTCTTAGAAAAAAATACTATTGAAAATGCTTGGGGCAATGAAATAAAAAAAGGAGATAGTTTAAATTATCATATTCACGCTTCTTTTCATGGAATTTTATATTTAACAAAGGGATGTGATTTAATACTTCCTGAATTAAATTTAAAAATACATCCTGAGCCAGGAGACTACTATATATTTCCGCCTCACATATTACATGGATTTGATATATCTCAAGAAGAAAAAAACAGATATAGTTTAATATTTAATATTGTTCCAAATAAACATTTTGACTATTTAAAAAAATTAAATGAAAAATAAAACAGTTAATATAGATAATTTTATAGGAATTTATGACAATTATATTCTCCCAGAAGAATGTAATAAAGCCATACAATTATATGAGAATCAAGATAAATTTAACAATACCATTAATAGAATAGACGGAGAACAGTCTCCAATATTACAAAAACAAGATCAACAATTTTTTGCTTATGGAAATAACATAGATATTTGGTGGGAAAATTTAAAAACAATAATGTTAAATTTTGATTTAGCTTGGAATCATTATGTTCAAAATGTAGGAGCTAAAGATGCTTATGGAGTTCCTTTTTATTTTACTTGTTTAAAAATTCAAAAAACTTTACCGACAGAAGGATACCATGTTTGGCACCTTGAGCATGGAAAAGGATTTGATAATGAACCTAGAGCTTTCGTTTTTTCTATATATTTAAATGATGTAGAAGAAGGAGGAGAAACTGAATTCTTACATTTTTCAAAAAGAGTAAAACCTAAAACTGGAAGGATAGTTATTTGGCCTGCAGGGTTTCCCTATGTTCATAGAGGTAATCCACCCTTATCTGGTGAAAAATACATAATAACTTCATGGATGATGTTAAGATAAAAAGTTTTGATCCATTTGAATATCAAAACGCGTTCTATAAATACAATTTAGATATATCTGCAGATGAAATTAATCAAATTTTTTACTTGTTAAAAAATAGAAAAAAAATCTATGAACAAAAAACCACATTTAATGATTTAAATGTATTAAATTTTCCTTTATTAAAAAATCTTAGATATCAAGTAATTAATATATTAGAAAAACACAATTTAATATTGCAGAATAATTGGGCTCAATTATATAATAAAAATAATAAACATAGTATTCATATTCATGCCTTATCTATTTATTCTGGAATAATATATTTAAATCCAAATAAACCAAGTCCTACTATTTTTTATGACAAAAATTTTGAAAAATCATATGTTCATAAAGGTATGAAAAATACTTTATTATTATTTCCTTCTCATGTTCCTCATGAAGTAAAATCTTTAAATAAAAATGAACAAAGATTAATAATATCTTTTAATACACTAAGAACTGTATGATGTAGGCCTTGCACCTAATCTAGTAATTTTTTCAGATTCAGTTTCGCCATCAACATTATCTGCATCCCAATTATCTTGTAATTTAGATAGATGTGCTGCATCCCATTTATTAATAAATTGAGTTGAGAAATCTCCTAAATTAGCCGCTGTCCATGTAGCATGAGGTGTTTCATCTCTGTATTCAACAGTGTCATTATATTCGTGGTCATCATCTTTATATTGAATTGCCCAAATATTAGACCATTTTGAATCATTCCAAAAAGTATCATCATCAATTACATAAGGACCTTGATTATCCCCTGTTTGTTTAATGATCATTTTGTCTTCAAATACTACAGTCCATTTTGCGTTAGTTGCCATTTTTTCTCCTAAGTTTTAATAATGTAAATTACTGTTAAATAAGGTTGTAAAACTGAATTCGATGATCCAGTAAAATTACTAGTACTTGATGCATTACCACTACCACTAAAGTTTGCACTTATATTGTGAGAGTGACCTTGACCGGAACCTGTATTGCCTGTATTAGCATTGGTGGTACTAAGACCAGAACCTACATTGTTAGGGCTTTGGCTACCACCTGTTCTAGGAGAGTAACTATGTGAGTGAGAAGCAAGTTGTGCTGAAGATAAAGTTGCGTTAGCTGTTGAACCACCAACGTTTCCTGTAACGTTAATGTTGGTGTTAGTTCCAACGTTACCAGAGTTAGCAACAGTGTTTGCTCCACCAGTTGATGCTAAAGCTTTATTGTTAGATTTTCCGACTGCTACATTGTCTTGTAAATCAGGAACGTTAAAAGTTGTTGAACCATCACCTGCTCCGTAAGTTGTACCAATTACTGCAAATAAATCTGCATAAGTTGTTCTTGATACTGCTGTTCCATTACATTCTAAAAAACCTGACGGCACTGAAGCAGATGTCCATGGTACGATTGTTGCTGTAGGAATTCCTTCAACACCTATAAAAGCACCATTATTAATTACTGTAGTTCCACCCGATACAATAGCCATTATGAATCTCCTTTTATCTTAGATAAATTAATTTTAAATTTTTCTCCAGATATATTATTTATCATAAATATATCATTTTCACCTTCTTGTAAAGTCCAATTTCCTTTAGTTCCATCAACTATATTACCTTTTTCTTTAAATTTGTTGGATAGATGTAAGTCTCCTGTATATAAATTTCTCCAAACATTTCCCGAAGCTCCTAGATCATAAGTGTCATTAGCACCAGGAACAAGATGTCCTGTAGCTGTTACAGCTCCAACTGAACTAAGTCCTTCTACAACATTTGTTCCATCAGAGTAAAGAACTTTTGTTCCTTTATCTGTTGCTGTCCAAGTCACTCCTGTTCCAGAAGTAGTTTTAAAAGTTACAGTGTGAGCTCCGGTTGTAGCGTTTTCTACAATGTAAGTTTTTTCAATTGAATCAGGAATAGTTACATTAACGTTTCCTGTAATTGTTCCTGTTAACTTTAATACTTGATTTTTACCATTTGATAAAACACCATTTGAAAATGCTAACGTTGCACCTGAAGTAACTCCAACAGCATCATAACCACCAATAGCTTGTTCAAGAATTAATAAATTTGTATTTGTAATTTGTCCCCAAGTTCCTGAATTTGCTCCAGTTGCTTGAACCGTTAGTTTTAAATTTGCCGAGGTTGAATTAGCCATATTTTAGATTCCTTAAATTTTATTATAATATTTCATTTATGCAGCGGTGTCAACTTCTGTCCAAGTACCAGAAGAGCCTTGATTTACCTCTGTCCATGTTGATGTAGATCCGGTATCTACTTCAGTCCAGACTATGGTTTTTTCATCTCCTAAAGCCATTGTCATAGCAATTCCAGTTACTTCTGCACTTGCATCATCTGCAGTTGCCTGACCTTCTTGCATAGTCATTGCTTGACCAGTTACATCAATAAAGCTAACTGCATCTAATACAGCTGTTCCAAGATTTGCTGTGAAACCAAATCCAGTTACAGAAACGTTTGCATCTGCAGTAACAGTTGGAGCATTTTCTTGTATAGTCAATTCTTGTCCAGTGACTGATATATCTGCATTAGCAGTTATTGAAATATTGCCTTCAGCAATTGATAATAATTGACCTGTTACATCTACATTAGCATCCGCAGAAACTGTCGGAGCAGTTCCAAGATTTGCTGTAAAACCTATTCCAGTTAAATCAACATTTGCATCTCCAGTAACTGTTGGAGCATTTTCTTGTATAGTCAATTCTTGACCAGTGACCACTACGTCTGCATTAGCAGCTACATTAATATTACCTTCTGCAATACTTAATAGTTCTCCAGTTAAAGATACTTCAGCAGTTCCAGTTGCAGCTAACGTTCCTGCATCCATAGTCATTTCTTGACCAGTGACAGCTATATCAGCTCCTGCAGTAACT